CCATACGCGGGGCAATTTCAGGGGTCAGTAGTGCTCTCACGGTCACCTCAATGAACGGTATCGAGCAGCTTTAACAGCTCAGGGAATCGGGATTCGAAAAAGTGCGGCTGCGTCTCGCGCGGATTTGCGGGACTGGTGATGTTCTTGCCGAACATGCAGCCTTTCGCTGTCAGCGACCAGAATTTTTTGATGTTGTTAATCGCGGTACGGCTGTATCGTTCGCGCTGTTCGACGATCCCCAGCTTCACCATCTGGTGATATGCCTGATTAGCCGTAAGGCGGATACCATACTGCTTCAGCAGTGCACTCAATGATAGCGTAGGGCGGCTTGAGCCATCGAGTGCATCAGCAGGAGCATCAATGGCATAGCGCGGTGCCAGATTCGGTAAGCCAACAGCCTCCTGAAGCTTCTGACAGGCACCAAGCACTGAAGAGTTAGACAGGTTTAACTCCCTGCGCATAAAGTCCAGCAGAATCACACCTGCCTGCATCTTGTCAGCAGCCTGCCCGGATAATTTTTCCGGTGCGCTGGTTACCATATCGAAAGTACGGATCACCTTCAGATGGAATGACGGGCTGATCCACATTGCATAGGCATACACCAGTTCTTTGCAGACATACGTCCCCTGGTTATTTCCGCCACGAATAACGTTAACTGGCTCTATATTGACCGAGTTGCAAATCTGCAACTCGCTTATTAAACGTTCAGTTTGCTCATTGCGGAGCCAGAATGCAGGCTTATGCTTATCCAGAGAACCGGCAGCCCTGTGCAGATCGTTCAGGCTGTAACGACCATAAGCATCACGACGAACTTCAATACCATCAATGACCATCAGATTATTCATACTTCGTTTCTCCTCTTAATCAGGCGGCTGCACCCGCCGTTTTCTCGTACTTACTGATAGTGATCTCGACCTTCCCTTCCGGGATAACCGGTCCCCACTCCACCAGCATTCTTTTCACCTGGCTGTCGTCTTCCCACACACCTGCGTGGGTCAGGGCGTCAAACAGCGCCTTGTTATAGTTATCCAGATCGCGGATCCTGTTATCCGGAGGAAACAACACGATCTCCACTGAAGCAGGTGCCGACGTTGGTTTCGGCAGACGACGTAACTGCTCAACTATTGCTGCGCACGCCGCGCTCTGGAATTTTCGCCCCGCCGTGCTTATCAGGCTCTTACCAGCAAACGCCCCTTTGTTGGGGTGTCGCCAGTACGTGTTCACGCTGGGCGGAAAAGGCAGAATAAGCTTCATACTTTCAGGCCCCTCTCATGTAACCAGTGGGCTGCACGCAGCCTGGCGTTTTCCTCACCGGCAAGCAGTGAGCGGATAATCCCGACCGCCTCGCTGTCGTCGTCCTTCACCGCGGTATGAAGCGTTATCCCCCGGGCCACGCCACGCTTTATCGTGATGACGCCTTTTTTCTCCAGAGCACGAAGATGCTCCACCGCTGCATTCACCGAACGGTATCCCAGCATGGTTGCCACCTCCTGATTGGTTGGTGGGAAGCCACGTTCTTTCTGATAAGAAATCAGCATATCCAGCACCTGCTGCTGGCATTGAGTTAACGTCGTCATTAAGCCCCCACGTAATTCCCTGACAGATACCACTCTTCACCCGATGCAGCGCGCTTGCTGCTTTTCCGTAAGCACCGCTCACGACGCGCCAGAAAATTGTTTCGTTCTGGCTGGGAGTGGCTTTCACGGAATGCCGCCATCCACACGGTTGCAGCACGACGGTATAAGCCCCTGGACTCCAGTTCTTCCGCCTGGCGGGTCAGGCACAAAATCACCCGGGGATCGTTAGTGCCGACATAGAAATTACGCACAGGTCTGGTTTCACGAACTGGTTGTGGTTTCGGCTCCTGCGCTCTCTCAGTCAGGCGCGGGAAATGTCTGCGTGTATCTCCTTCACAACGGTGAGCCACACGTCCACTCTGACGTAACTTGCTTGCTGACTGCAGAACGCGCTGCCGTGAGTAACCAGCAAAAGCATCCGCAATGTCTCCGGAAGTACACCCCGGATGGGCTTCAATGAATTTCTGAACGTCATTTAACAGACTCATGATCACCCCCTGAATCCTGCCGGGATCTGGCTGTAGTCCACATTGTCGTAACTGGATTTGAAGTACGGGTCTTCGCGTTTTTCGGTGTACGTGCTTACGGACGGCGATAAGCGCAGGGAAAGCTCATCCCATTTTTCCCGCAGCTTCGACGGGCTGAGCACGTTACGGCACCAGAACGGATCGCGGCTGACGCGGCTGTACATCTCGCAGATTTGTTTGTGAGTACGACCATCCTGCACACACATCAGGCGAATTTCGTTTGCCCAGGCTGTCCAGTTCGGTTCTTTGGGACGAACCACCTCGCCGTCACATTCGGCAGCCTGCTCGTACAGGGCGATGATTTTTTTCCAGAGCCACTGTGCGCAGGTCAAATCATCCTGCGTCCCCCACTGGCGCTTTTTAGGGCTGAATACAACCGCATCAGGATGGCGAGTTAAAAAATCCTGTTCAGCCGTCTGCGTGTCCGGTTGCGAAGCGTCCGGACGAGAAGTTTTTTTATCTGACGGATCATGTTTTGATTTTACTGACGGATCCCCGCCAGATTCTGACGGGTGAAAACCCGCTTTTTTGCCAGATTTCGACGCATCAAATTTTGACGGGTCAGATTTTGATGCGTCAGATTTTGACGGGTCAGAATCTGACAGTTGAGAAAAAGCCGCAGCCTGAAGCTTCGCAACGTTAAGCTGATAAACATTCGACGCATTGCGGTTACCCTGGCGACGCGCCTTACGCGTTAACCAGCCTTCTGCTTCCAGCCGTGCGATAGCCGTTCTGACGGTACTCATCCCCGCGCCAATCTGGCGGGCAATGGTTTCAATTGATGGCCAGCACACACCTTCGTCATTACTGAAATCAGCCAGGCGTGCCATAATTGCCACGCTGGATAATTTCATGCCTGACGCTGCGCAACCATCCCATACATAGCCGGTTAATTTAGTGCTCATGACCGACCTCTATTTCCCTGAATTTACGACGAAACTTTTCGAGCGGACTGAAGCATTCATGCTCATAGCCTTCGCGGAGGTAGATAACCCGTTGTGTTTCCGGCTCCCAACGAATGACTCTGACGGGTACTCCGTAGTGATCTTTGAACCAGCGGTTAACTTGTCGCAAAGGACTGTCTCCTTTTGCCGGTTAAAATCACCCACAGCCCACTCTGCAAAGCTGTGGGTTACAATTACCCTGCCACCTGGTACATTTACTGCATAGCAATACTCCACCTTCGCTTTTCCACCCGGTACAGGAAGCGCAATCAGTTGCGAGCGACGGTAGTGTGTTGTTAAACTATTCATGCGTTAGTTTCTCCACAGTCACGACACGCCACGGCGCCCGGAGCTGCACACTCGCGGGCGTCATTACTTTCTGAAATGCAAAAAATTTTGTAGACCAGTGCTGCATGCTCCTGCAGCTTCGAAATTGAGAGGTACAGCTCGTCGTTAATTGCTGTCTTCTCATGCGGTTCCACTACACCGTCTTCAATTGCTGAACGAATCTGTTTTGAATAACTGCCGATCTGTTCAATGACCTCCAGCAGGCGTTGGTTGATATCGGCGTTGTCCACATCCTCGACATCAGGAAGAGACACAAAGACGCCATTTGCAGACTGCGCCACAGCGTCAGCAATGAAGTGAGTTCCACCAGCACGTTGCAAAATCATTGCCCATCCCAGCGGGAAAATCTGATCGCCATCGGCACGAAGGCGGTTAAATAATGCGTTCTCTGTTACATCCAGCCAGTCAGCAGCTTCAGCGTAACCCCCCGGCAACGCTGCGATAGTTTTTCTGACAGCTTTCACGTACCACTCAGGCTGTTTTTCTACTTTCCAGTGATGCTTACCCACGGTTCACCTCCTGTTCCTGTGGTTTAAACCCATTCTGGTTTTGGCTAGATTGAAAACGTGCCGGATAAAGAATCTGCATTTCGCTGACTTCACCCTTAAAAAAATTGGCTAAACGTTCTGCAAGCTCGATAGATGGAATCTGCTCCAGCCTCTCAATACGACTCAACGTCGCTGGATTGACTTGAACACCCGCAGCAACATGCTGCAAAGTGAAACCATGCGCCTTACGCACATTTCGTAATAGTGATTGCATATAACCTCCAAATATTGCGCGTTATGCATGTTATTTCACGCAATTATTTTGCGCAAGTTGATTTGCTTATCACGCAATAAAGAAATGTAATAAACGCATGAACATAGGAAACCGAGTCAGACAACTTCGCCAAGCGAAGAACATGAAAATCGCCGATCTCGCTGAAGCAATAGGAGTAGATGCGGCGAACATCTCGCGCTTAGAAACGGGTAAGCAAAAACAATTTACCGAACAAACACTGAGTAATATTGCCAAGAGCTTAGGTGTTGATATTGCTGATCTCTTTACCTCTGCCCACAAAAGTAATACTGTATATAAAAACAGTAATAATGAGGATGTTGCGCAGGTGAAGGATGTGTTCCGTATTGAAATGCTGGATATCAGTGCCAGTGCGGGAAATGGCCTTATCCAAGGCGGTGATGTCATTGATGTGATTCATGCCATCGAATACAGAACTGATAATGCTGTATCAATGTTCGGCGGACGACCAGCCAATCACATCAAAGTTATCAACGTTCGTGGGGACAGTATGTGTCCAACCATTGAGCCAGGAGATCTCATCTTCGTTGATGTCAGCATCAATCAGTTTGATGGTGATGGTATATATGTCTTTGGTTTTGATGACAAAATATACGTTAAAAGACTTCAAATGATTCCTGACAAACTGCTGGTGATTTCTGATAACCAGATTTACCGTGAATGGGGAATTACTAGCGAAAACGAACACCGATTCATGGTCTTTGGAAAGGTCTTAATCAGTCAGTCGCAAACCCTTAAGAGACATAATTAACCTCAATATCCCATCCATCGGCCACCGAAAGGTGGCTTTTTATTACCTATAAATTTGCATACCTCGCAAATATTACTTGCATATCTCGCAATTTAATTTTATCTTTTGTTCCAGACCAACTACCGGATTACAACAAAATCTGGTTGCAACACGGTGCATGTGTCGTAAGCAGTCAGTAAATGTCAAAAACGAACAGGCAGGACGCCCACGAAGTAGCCGCCTGGGGCATATGAAGTCCAGGATGATTCGTTGAGTCATGTTGTGCCACCAGGCACTCATGTTAAAGCAGGTGTATGAAATGAAAGTCCAGATTTTAAACAATAACTGTGAAGTCGTTTGGGCGTAAAACATGACCGCGCGTAGACCAAGGGAGGAAAAAGTGGGAATAGTTAGAAATCAAGCAGATATATTGAAAATCAGCTCTGAATTGCTTGGAGTTTTGAAAAGTGAGCTCACCGCACATGGCATCGAGCCCACTGACGAAAATTTAAGTTGGGTTTTGTCGATTATTCAACAATCACTCAAGCCCAGCCTCAGCAAACTTTTTATCGAGTAGTGCTTCGAACTTATCGTAAAGCTTGCTTATGTCGTCTATCGGGTTTTCTGACGTACTGTAATTTTTATCTGATGTCATGGCAGCAGTCTGATATGCAGTGTGAGTCTTAACCGATAGTTGGAATAAATAAAGAATTTTTTCTTCTTTGGTCATAACTATTTCCTTCTTGGCTATATGAAAACACCAAGATACCACCGAGCCTGAAGGGGTGAAAGACAGGCACATAACAGCTAAGTATTTTCAACCAGAGAGAATCCTTAGCGTTGTGGTGAATGCGGCTCAGCGCACGCGGGTTAAGGTTGAGGCTGACAGTCGACCTTCTGTGGATACCCACCCGTCTGGTGTGCAACCTTCGCCAGGCACCGGGAGGCACCCGGCACCACAACTTTATGCTGTGTGTAGTCTTGACGGTACCAGTTTGTACCCTTGCTTCCGGCTGGGACCGTCCTTTTTTCAAAACAGAGAAAAGCAACACCGGACGACGGGCTCATAACCCAATCCATCCAGGCGGCTGCCACCGCAGGTGTTCTTCACTGTTTTGTGGAGAAACTAACCGCCCCTACGGGGGCATTCATGGAAATGTAATTGACTCGACTCAATAATCGCCGGACGGTGAGGGCTTCCTTTTACCCGAATTCAGCGCGGTGCAGCGCATATACGTGGAGAACAAAATGTCATTTATTAAAACTTTTTCTGGGAAGCATTTTTATTATGACAGGATAAATAAAGACGACATCGTTATTAACGATATCGCGGTTTCCCTTTCAAATATCTGCCGCTTTGCCGGTCATCTTTCGCACTTCTACAGCGTCGCCCAACATGCGGTTCTTTGCAGCCAGCTGGTGCCGCAGGAATTTGCTTTTGAAGCGTTAATGCATGATGCAACAGAAGCGTATTGCCAGGACATTCCCGCACCACTGAAACGCCTTCTTCCTGACTATAAACGGATGGAAGAAAAAATAGACGCCGTAATCCGTGAGAAATACGGGTTACCCCCAGTTATGAGTACACCCGTGAAATATGCCGATCTCATCATGCTGGCAACCGAACGCCGCGATCTCGGGCTTGATGATGGCTCTTTCTGGCTTGTACTGGAAGGTATCCCGGCAACAGAGATGTTCAACGTGATTCCACTGGCACCGGGCCATGCCTACGGGATGTTTATGGAACGTTTTAAAGAGCTGCATAAGATGCATAAGCAATCCTAACTGCGAAATTAACTTGTGAAATAGTTTTGTAGCAAAAGAAATGAGGTTATCAAAATGCTTCAAATGCTGACACTTGAGGAATGGGCTGCGGAAAAATTTAGGAGTAACCCTCCAAGTGTGTCCACATTGCGTCATTATGCTAAGCAGAATTTATTTTGTCCACCGGCAATGAAACAAGGTCGACTATGGCGAGTACGTGAGGACGCAGAGTTAGTTGGGGAATTAGTTACTCCTGTCATTAAGAAAAGTGATTCTATTATTCTACAAAGGATTTTAAGTAATGGCAGCCAGACCACGTAAGAATAATGTTTCAGTCCCGAACTTGTATCCGCTCTATAGCAGAAAAGTAAATAAAGTTTATTGGCGATATAAGCATCCAGTGACCGGGAAGTTTCATTCTTTGGGCACAAACGAAGCTGAAGCCATTGCTATTGCCACTGAGGCCAATACACGCCTAGCTGAGCAAAGAACCCGGCAGATTCTAGCTATCAGTGACAGGATCGCAACCAGCAAAGGAAAAGCAATCACAACGTCAACCTGGTTAGATCGCTATCAAGCAATCCAGGAAGACAGACTGAAAAGTGGCGATATAAAGCTCAACACCTATAAACAGAAAGCCAAACCAGTATCCTTGCTCAGGGAACGAGCAGGACTGAAGTTGATATCAGCCGTTGATGTCAGAGATATAGCACAATTACTTGATGAGTATATCTCTGCTGGACAGCCTAGAATGGCCCAGGTCGTAAGGTCTGTATTGATCGATGTGTTTAAGGAAGCACAGCATTACGGCGAAGTTCCACCAGGGTATAACCCTGCTCTTGCAACGAAGCAACCCAGAAGGAAAATTAGCCGTCAACGCCTCAGCCTAGAAGAATGGAAAAAAATATTCGATATCGCAGACGCCGCTCATCGTTATATGGGAAATGCCATGCTCCTAGCTTTGGTCACTGGGCAGCGTTTAGGAGATATATCCAAAATGAAATTTAGTGATATTTGGGAGGATCATCTTCACGTCATTCAGGAAAAGACCGGGAGCAAAATCGCTATCCCTCTTTCTTTACGTTTGAATGCTATCAACTGGTGTTTACGTGATGTAGTAGCTCGCTGCCGTGACTACGCAGTCAGCCCATACTTAGTGCATTTTTTCCGTACTACATCACAGGCTGAACGTGGCGCACAGGTAAAAGCTAATACACTAACGATGAACTTTAGCAAGGCACGTGATCTGGCAGAAATTGATTGGGGTACTGGAACTCCTGCAACTTTTCATGAACAAAGATCTTTATCTGAACGTCTTTACAAGGAACAAGGGGTTGATACCAGAAAGTTACTGGGCCATAAAACCCAGCAGCAAACCGATCGTTACCATGATGACCGAGGCAAAGGATGGAGCAAAGTAGCGTTGTGAGTATTTAAGAGTCCCAACGCCACCTTGAACTCACAGCCAATAGCAGTCATCATGCTATGCTAATGAACAGCAACAGGCCAATAGTTACTTGATAAAAAATATGATAATCAATCAACTCAAAATCACGTATAACGACGATATTTTATCTGCACTTTCAGGAAAAGTGTTTCATGTTACTACTGCAGCTAATATGCTCCTTATAAAACAATCTGGAGCTTTGGTTCCAAATTCGGAATTATTGCAATTTTCAAGATTTGGAAATACATCTAATGGTTTTTTTAGGCAGCGCAATTGCGTGTCTTTTTTCGACTATAGATGCTATGGGACTAGATTCTGGAAAGAGCATGCTTATAAATGTTTTCCAACTCAGATCCTTAAACGCGAACAAGGTGATAAGATTTCAATACTGTTTCTTCACGAAAGCAAGTTCGAGAAACTGATTCCATGGACTTCTTGGAAAGAAGAAAAAGCATGGGGCGAGAGGGTTGTCCCGTATGTTGAGACTGGATATAAAGGCATTGTTTCCCTAAGCGATATTACCGAAGAATTAGTTGTTGAGTTTGACTGCTAG